TGTCAAGGTAACCATCTTGTTTTTATCTTCTGTCTTTCCGCACAACATACAGTTGCCACTGAGTTTTTTATTGACTTTCTCGCTTCTTTTTCGAATCTGCAGTTCCTTCGGATAATCCCTGCGCATATTCTTCTCGCCAACTATCGGAATCAGGCTGTCTTTCATAAATACCGGTATCCCGTTGTAATCAGCTTCTACAACGATTCTCTTGATCCATTCGAATTCAGGAATCACTTTCTCTTTCCTGTGTCCTGTCTCGGCACCGATGATTATCCAGTTCAAATATTTCAGTGCAGAAATGTTTTCATCTATATCTTCGAGCAATGGCTCTATACTAGCGAAAGTGTTTAACAGGCTTGGAAGCTGGTATATCCGTTCCATGTCCTCACTATTCGTCACAGTTGTTCCATACCACATATTCCCTTTTCCAGAAGGCACACCGTACTGGGTGTACCTTTTCGGATTCTTTGTGAGAAACAGGTAATTGTGCTGAGGATGTTTTGCACAAGCGTAAAGGACATCCTCTATCCAGCTGTCAGGAATCCACTCTCCAAATATGTCTGCCATTGCTCCAACAAATATATTTTGCCCCTGTTTCAGTTTGTCCAGTGTGTCATATCTATATATGTGCAATGTCGGTTCAAACCCAAATGGATATATGACAGGCTTTCCATCCTCATTCATGAACGGTTCATCCAGGACAAACAGATCTCCCTCCATTCGATATTGGTCTGTCTGGACCATATTTCTTTTCATGTTTCCACAAAAACGGAGTGACATCTTGTCAGCGTAGCAGTAAGAACAGCCATGCCGACAACCGGTAATTGGATTCCATGTATGATCGCACCATTCGATACCGCTCTTATTCATTGGCCAGCCTCCTTCCTGCATGTTCAAGGATTTTTTCTTCTTCCCACTTCACTTCGGAGAAGTCAATCTTCTGTCCACACTCGCTACAATATTTCGGTTGAAAGTTCGGCCCCGCATTCAACACATGATTACATCTAGGACAATAACAAGGCTTATGCTCCACATATGTGAATCCGTATTTCCGGTAAACTTCCGTTCTTACAACTGGTTTTCGTGCTATGAATTTCATCACTCCACCTTCTCTCCATACTCGATCACGTATTCGTACTGAGCTGATTTTCTGTTTTCGCCTCCGGGAACTTCTTTTCTGACAATCTGGACTGCATATCCTGCTTTTGCCAGCATGGAAACCATCTGCAATCGGTCTTCTTCGTTCCACTGAACACTTCCTTTTCGAATACTTCTGATGCTCTGCTTCGCCATTATCCGCACTTCCTTTCCATCTTTTCTTCTCGTTCTTTCATCAGCTTCTCAAATGCAGCTACAAAAGCTTTTACCGATGCCGGCATCCCACAGTTGTGATTTCCCCTGCACTGGATCACGCGACCATTGTTATATTCCATTGTGAAATATGGTGTATCAGGTTCTTCCACTCTGCGCACAAAGAAGATGTGTGTCTGCCCTTTGGCCACTCGGTCAACGTAAGTTCCAACACAATGGTGAAGGGCAGCTCCTTCATTCTTGATTTCCTGTGTATCTCTTGGCACTCTCAATATCAATCCTTTTCCTTTTATCAAGAAAGCGTTGTCTATGCCGGCATTCTCTTTGAGCATTTCCTCCAGAAGTTTTTTCATGACCTCGGCTTCCCGCTTTATCCGTTCATCTTCCCGGCGTTTCTTTTCCGCTGCCTTTTTATCCTGCAATGCTTGATATTCCGCAGCTGTCCGATCATGTACTTTCTTGAAATTCTTCGGAAAATAGAAGAACATATTGTTGAGATCATATTTCAGTTCTTTGCACCAGTTCAAATAATCAAGCCAGTCCTTAGCGCAATTCTGCAGACGTTCTTCTCTGATATCCGGTCTTTCTTTACGCTGCATATAGGAATATCGCCAACATTGTCCGCTCTCTCCCACGCGATAATCAGCACCTTCGCGTTCAATATATCTGCAGATCTTATGGATGGTCGATTTCCTGTTCTCCTTCCGGATCAGCGTTGTGTTGCATCCGAAAAGTTTATAGAACCGTTCCAGTTCTTCCGCTTTTAGGTTGTAACCAGAGCTTTGCGCTTCCTGCAATAATCTCAGTTCATCAATGTTTCCATCAATAGACTGCAGTATTCGCGTGTTTTCCTTCGTAAGGCCAAGAATTTCAAATATTGTTTTTCCACTTTTTCTCAGTCCCCTAATTCCATTCCGGCTTTCATGCCCAAAA